AACAGAGCACTCTGGGGCTTTTGTATCCGAAGATTTGCAATCCGCTGAGCGGCAACGTGTTCTACGCACTGCATCGGCAAATGACTATATAGTTAGAAACGATTACAATTTAGCATAATCTGTTAGTATGGCACTCTTTACGGGGTGCCATTTTTGTTGTCGCATTACTCGGTTTTTACCGTTTCTGCTCGATTTTACGCCCATTTTTGTATCCCGATTGTATCTCGTGAGCCAATCGGGGCTATCACGTCAGCGAGGTAGTAGAGGATTTAGACACCCTTAGACGCCAATAGACGCGGTTAGACACTTTTAACAGAATATTAACAGAAATAACAGCGTAAAATGAGCAGCACAATCGAAATTACGAAGACCTGTGAATGGTGTGGCAGCACGTTCACAGCGAGAAAATGCACGACCCGCTATTGCTGTAAAAGATGCGCGGAACACGCCTACAAGGACGCGAAGCGCAAGGAGCATGTCGAGCGGGAACAAGCCAAGGCATCATCGCCACAAATGAGCGATGACAAACGCCTGTTCATCACTCCGGCACAATGCGCCAGACTCCTCGGTGTATGCCGGGCTTCAATCTACAATTATCTCGCCGCAAACTCTATCCCTTGTTTCCAGTTCAAGGGCAAAACACTTATCAGCAGGGAGAGCCTTAATGCTCTTTTCGATGGTTCGCACCTATACCAGTTGCGTCCGGCAAAAGAGAAACAGCCGATAACGGAGTTCTATACCACGAAAGAAGTGCTGGAGAAATTTGGCATCAGTAACTCATGGTTATTCAAGGCGGCGAAAGAAAACAACTTTCCGAAATTTATCCAGCGAGGCAAAACGCTCTGGAGCAAACCTCATATCGACCGATTCTTTGCCAAGTCAGCACCCAAAGAAGATATTTCCGATTGGTACACGGCAGCGGAGATACAGGAGCGTTATGGCATGACGCTCTCGGCAATCTATAGTCTCGTGTCAAAGGAGCGTATTCCCAAAAAGAAAGTCGGATGCGAGGCGAGATATTCAAAATGGCATTTCGACAAAGCCAAAGGTGTTGCCGTCAATGAGCCGGACACCTACACCATGCAGGAGGCAATGGCAAAATACAGCATGACCCGCGACCAACTTTACCATTATATCAAGACCTATTGCATAAGTAAGGTTAAGGTTGGCAGAATCATAAAAATATCCAAGCAAGAGCTTGATAATCTGTTTGCTCCACCCACGATATGATGCGGTGGATTTGTGGTGGACTATGGGTGGAAATGCCACAAAACCGGGTGTCTGAGTCCACTGTTTGAACACTTCCTACCTTCGCATCAAATCTTTTAATTCACAACGCACATGAATACATGCACCAAAGTTTTCCTTCGCAAGAAGGCTATATCGGGTGGACGCATCTCGCTCTATCTCGATTTCTATCCTGCCATCCGTAATCCCCATACCAACCGGATGAGCCGCCGTGAAACCCTCGGCATCTATATCTACGCCTCGCCAAAAAACGAGCGCGAAAAACAGTTCAACGCCTCTATGGAGGAAAAGGCAGAAGCTATCCGTTGTCGCCGCTTCGAGCAACTTCTCAACGAACAGTTTGACTTCCTCGACAAAGAGAAGCTGCGCATGGACTTCCTCGCCTACTTCAAGAACAAGTGTCGCCAGAAATATCAGAAGTGGGATTGCGTGTATCGCCATTTCTCAATCTATTGCGGTGGGCAATGCCGTTTCGGTGACTTGACAACCGACTTCTGCGACGGATTCCGAACCTATCTCCTTTCGGCTCAGCGTCAACGCAACAATGGCAAAGGCCCGATAACACAAAACTCCGCAGCCGGATATTGGTCAACTTTCCGGGCATTGCTCAAAATAGCCTACAAAGAAAAGTACCTCCGAGAGAATATCAACGACTTCCTTGATAAAATCGAGTGGCGCGAGGTCAAGAAAGAGTTTCTGACACTTGACGAAGTGAAACGGCTTATGGCGACACCATGCAAAATCCCTGTACTGAAATACGCTACCTTGTTCAGCTGCATGACGGGATTGAGAATCAGCGATATTCTCCAGCTTTCGTGGGATCATATCGAAATGGGGCAAGACGGAGGCTATGTAATCCGCAAATGCACAGAGAAAACGGATGAAGAAGCTAACTTGCCTATCAGTGATGAAACACTCGCCCTATGCGGTGAACGCTCCGAAGGTCTTGTGTTCAAAGGCTTAAAGCGTCACATGGTGAATCATCCCCTGAAAGAATGGTTGAAATCTGCCGGTATCACACGCAGAATCTCGTTCCATTCGATGCGCCACAGTTTTGCGACCATGCTAGCCGCAAATGGCGTTGACATTCTGACAATCAGCAAGATGCTGACGCATAAAAGCGTTAAAAATACGCAGATATACGCGGAGGTCGTTGATGAACGCAAAAGAGCCGCAGCCAATGTAATCTCCCTGAAATAATTTTCTTAGTTCAGATAAAACTGAGACATAGTGACTATGCCATCTTGCCGAAACGCAGGGTGGCATTTTCTTTTCGTTGAACATCATCGGGGAGGATTGTGTTATAAAAACTGATGAATTTTTTACAATAATTAAACAATGAAAAACGGACAACTCCCCGACCATTGGCAGATATGGCTTTGGATAAGCCTTGCTGCCTTGATTCTCGCCGCAGCTGCCCGCCAATACGCAATAGACATCAAAGGAATGAGCGGCTTTAATGCCAATCTGATATTCATCGGTGTTTTTGCCGTATTCGCTTTGCTGTACTTAGCATTTCATGAATTTCTTTCAAGAACACTTGGCACAGCCATCGTCAAGTGTTTTGAAGAATTCTTCAAGTGGCTTGGATTCAAAAAACGGCAACCGCTGGACAACAACGAATTAGGCAATGATAAAATGCCAGAACCGATTGTATTGTGTGAATCCACACCACAACAGAAAGAAGTAATCCCGATAGATAATGAGTCATCTGCCGGAATAGTCAAAATCGAAACTCCTACCCCAAAGAAGATAGTCATTGATTACGAGGGCAGACGTGAGCAAGCGAAGAAGCGTCAGGAGGACAGAGCCTATGAAAAAGAGGAACACGTTGTTCTATATATCGGTTACACCATGTCGCCATTCGTCGATAAGGATGTAGTTGAAAAAATCATAGATGCCGTAACTGAATTTATACATAGTAAGGATGTGCCGGATTTTTCCGAAGATATGGCGATACAGTTGCCCTATGAGCTTACGACATCCGACATGATGCACTTCGGCTGGAATATAGCAAAGCCGTTCAAGAAATTTAATCTTCACACGGCACATTTCCTAAAACAAGTGTTCCCCTATACCTTCAGAGAGGTAGAAGTATGCACCATAGAACGTAAACTGACATGCAATGGCACACAGGGCAAAATAAAAATCAACAAAAATGTTGACCGCTTTGAAGTACCCATTGAGGATGTAGAGGTGGAAACGCCCACCGTTGCAGCCACCACAAAAAACACCACCCCAAAGCCGAAAAAATCTACAAAAATTCCCAAACGTTCCAAATCTGCGAATGACGCAATGGCACAAGCAATGGCAGATATGGAACTTGAACCTTATAATCTTGGAGACAACGTATTAGAAGAACCTGACGAATACGGTTATGCCGGGTGGTGATATGGTGGGATGCCGGTGGATATAGCCTGAATCCCGGTGCCTGATTCCACCATTTGAACACTTCCTTACTTTGCTGGCGAATCCATACAAAAGTGGGTTCGCCAGTTTTATGTTACAAAATTCAATAACATTCGATGAGCTGCCGGGCGCAGTGTCATCGCTGACCGCTCTCGTCAGGGAGTTGGTAAAAGAAGTGGGCGAGCTTCGCAAGATGCTCACTCCGGAGAGAACTATCCCAAAGTCGGCAACACAGTTTATCGGGATTGCCGAAGCCTGTCAGATTCTCGGCAAGGCTCAATCTACAGTCTATGCCCTCGCACGGGAGGGGAAGATTCCGGCATATAAAGTGCCGGGGGAAAAGGAATGGCGATTTATAGCCGGAGAACTTGTGGATCATGTCAAGGGCTACAAGCGTGAATCTTCGATTATGTCATTCGATGAAATGGAGGCGGAAATCAGGCGTGGCACACGCGCCAAGTCACCAAATCGCCGATAGTAGCCTATGGGAAAGACTATCGACCCTATGCTCGTACTCGGAAAAGCCGTGGATATGGGCATCAGCATCAGAGGCGGCGATTTCCCATTGGGAGCGTTGCCGATGAAGATGCAGAGGATTGTACGAGAGGCAAACGACTGTTACGGCTACCCGGTGGATTATCTCGCCGGAGCCATGCTTGTGGCTGTCGGTCTTGGCATTGGCAACACCCATTTCGCCCGGCTCAAAGGGAAATGGGATGAGAGCGCGATTCTGTTCATGGGTCTGGTGGGCAGGCCCGGAGCGTGCAAGTCGCATCCTCTGAATTTCGCCATCCGACCGTTCACCGACTTGGACGGTAAGGCGACACGCACTTATGTCAAGGCTTGCGAGGAATACGAGCGTCAGTGCGAACTGCCGATAAAGGAGCGCACGGAGCCTCACCCTGTCGCCCCGGTGTGCAAGCGTTTCCTTATCTCGGACGCAACACCGGAAGCAATGCTGCTTATCCACTCGCAGAATCTTCGGGGCATACTGATGTGGAACGATGAACTTGCCGGGTGGTTCAAGAATTTCAATCGCTACAACAAAGGCTCTGATGAGGAATACTGGCTCAAACTGTTCAACGCCAATCCATCGTTTTCCGACCGCAAGGGCGTGAAAAACTCGGTATATATCAGCCGACCCTTTATCTCGGTGGTGGGAACTATCCAAAATGGCATACTCAACGAACTGGCACAAGGTAGCCGCACATCAAACGGATTCATTGACCGCTTGCTTTTTGTAATGCCCGCCAATCAGGACAAACAACCGTGGAGCGACAAGGAACCGTCATTCGACATCGAGGCGGCATGGGCTGACATTATCGGCAAATTGGTTGGGATGCCCTACAAAACCGACGCAAACGGGAATATTGTAGCCAATATCCTACCGTTTGTGCCGGAGGCAAAGGAGTGTCTATATGAGTGGCAGCGCATGAATACCGAGGAATGTAACCGGGAGGAATGTGACGCGCTTAAAGGTGTCTATAACAAGTTCGATTTCCATGCCATACGTTTTTGCCTTATACTGCAAATGGCACGGTGGGCTTGTGGTGAGGCCGACAAATCGGAAATAGATCTTGTGTCGGTTGAGAACGCCATATCACTTGTGGATTATTTCAAGACAACCGCCACAAGGGTACAGGGCATTATCCGGGATTTGTCACTGTCGGAACTGCAACGCGCCGTGATATCGGCTCTGCCTGACGAGTTCACTACCGAACAGGGAGTTGAGATTGCCGCCGACAACTCGATGCCGGAGCGCACCTTCAAGGATTTCATCAGGCGTTTCACCGGGATTCACTTTCAGAAAATCCGTCATGGTGTTTACGGTAAAATTTGACCGCAACCCTGCATTTTCTGCACTTTCTGCATTTTCAGCCTCCAAAAATGCAGAAAATGCGAATAATGCAAACCTAATCTTCGGGAATCTATGAACAGCACCCACCGATTCATACTCCAGCCCTATAAAGGTGTAGCGACGCGCCACACTTGCCCTGCCTGCCACAAGAAACGCTGTTTTAGTCGATATATCGACACCGAAAAACAAATCTCGTTTCCTGATGATGTCGGCAGATGCGACCATGAGCAGAGCTGCGGCTACCATCTTACGCCAAAGGATTATTTTGAGCGTAATCCGTTGGCGAAGCCTAAGCACTCCGATTCCGCCGCTCCGTCAGCATGGCGAGCCAAGCAGACCGAGCAGCGAAAGCCAACCTCCTTCATCGCGGCAGAGACTGTCGCACAGACTCTGCACGGATATGAGAAGAACAATCTCTACCGTTTCCTCCGCTCCAAGTTCGGAGCCGAGGAAACGGAGAAGCTTATGAAAGATTACCGTGTCGGCACATCAAAGCATTGGCCGGGGTCATGCGTATTCTGGCAAACCGACATCATCGGTAATGTCCGCACCGGGAAAGTCATGCTCTATGATGCTGAGAACGGCAAACGTGTCAAAGAGCCGTTCAACCATGTCACATGGGTTCACTCGCTGTTGAAGTTACCCGACTATAATCTGCGTCAGTGCTTTTTCGGTGAACACCTGTTGCCGATGAACAGAGGTAAGCCGATTGCCATAGTCGAGAGCGAGAAGACTGCAATCGTGGCATCATATTATCTGCCGGAATATGTGTGGCTGGCGACGGGCGGCAAACATGGATGCTTTAATACTGATGCACTCCATGTTCTCCGTAGCAGACAAGTAACGCTGTTCCCCTATGGGCCACAAAACGAAGCGTGCAAAGTGCGTGATGTCTATTTGAGGTGAAAGGCTTTTGATTTCAGAGAGTTAAGTGGAGTAGGGGAGTGATGGCGAAATAAAACGAAGCGTGCAAAAAGTTTACGTGGGCTTAATTTGGGTTTACATGGACGGCCGGTTTTGAGGTCGTTTGTTTACGCCGGGTTTACATAGGGTTGTCGTGGGGTTTACGTGGCTCTTGTTGGTGGCCATCGGCGCGATAGAAGGGTAGGGCGGTTGCGACTGTGCGCCGTTTTTTATTGCCTATAATCAAATTTATTATGTTCAAAATATACCATATAGATATTATTTGGTATATTTGCGCCTATAAAACAAGAGTATATGGCAAAGGTTATTCATGTGCATCTGACGCATCCCATCGAGGGGACGAGGCGTCGGGACTGGTATTTCAGCAGCATAAAGGCCGTTTTCAGCGTGTTTACGGCTGATCAGGTCGGTGCGACCTACAATTACCTGCGGCATGCAGGGCTGTCAGGCAACGGCTCGATCATCACTAAACGCGCTATAATCAGGCAGTCAACGCTTATATCTGGCGGTAGTGGCGCAGACTATACGGACGGCGGCTGAACGGCCTTATAGGGTAAATATAATGGCTTTTGAAGGGCATTGTCGGCATCGTGTCGATGATGCCCTGATTTTATGCTCTCAAATGGGCTTCAAGGGGGTAAAATCGGTTAGGGGTGACAGTAGGAGTGACAGTTTGGAGTGACAATTAGGAGTGACAGTCCCAAAAGTTAGGAGTGACAAATTCGCGGATTTTGACAGCAAATAACTGCGATGAGATAAACGCCCAAAATAGGGCATCAATTTTCAAAAACGGCGTTTGAGTGTGAAGCAAAATACCCCCTCTTTTTCAATTTCGCCCTGCTGAAACCGCCTAAAATCAGAGGCTTTGTTCGCCATCCTTGTCGGATAGGGGAGGGGTATGCCCTGAAAAGAGCGACTCGGGGTGCGCCGGAGGGGTCGGGATGGGTCAGTTGGCGAACATGCGAAATGGGATGCCATCGATATACACCACCGAGGACGCATCCCTTAACTGTTTTGCAAGACGGGCGGGGAGGACACCTCCTCTGCTTCGGTAATGGGAGTGAGATGCATCCGGGCATTTCTCTCCAACTCTTCAATACGAGCCTCAAGTCGCCCTATTTCTTTGTTTAGTCGTCCGATTTCTTGATCCTTGTCTCTTAGATAAGCCCAAACATCGGCTTGTGGGTGAGTCTCAATTGATTGACCAGGTTCTTCTATGGAGCTGCTTGTCGCATTAGAAAGTAACATCTCGCCTTTGCCTAACAGGAGCCACGTAGGATTGAGATCCGGATATATTTCGATAATCTTCGACACCCATTGGCTTGAAATATCAGTGCCTTTATTAATACTGCGTGAAATGACACCATTAGAACAGCCTATCTGCTGTTCTAATGCTCTAATGCTGATTCCTTTCTTATTGAGGAATGCCGCGAGGTTGTCGGAAAAATTCGCCATTGTCGTAAATTTTCTGCGGAAATATTTTTCAGTGTCGAAAATTATCTATATCTTTGCAGCGTGTTCCAGATGGAACGAGCGGCCAAAGATACGAAAATTGGCGCACATAGACAAAAATTAACAGTTAAGCAAACATAAACAAATGAGTGAGACAGACGAAATCAAGGAATGGCAGGCCTTCAGCGCCATGCATCAGATAGCCGGCGTGCTGATGTTGGATGAGATTCCCTTCAGTTACAGTGAGGAGAACGGCATCATGTTCACGGCCCCGGACTTTTACGTGGAGAACCTGAAGCAGCGCCTTGTATGCTGCTACGGATGTCGCCGTTACCCCGAAATCAAAGAAGTAAAATAACGACAAAATGAGTGAGACAATGACAAACGAGGAGAAAATAGAACAAAAAAGACGGCAGATGGTACGAGTCATCTCAATGGCAACCAGTCTGCATTATGCCATTGAAGACTTGAGAGGTCTGATGATAGCAGAGGATGAGAACGATGAATTCTCGCTTATCGATTCCGATGACGAGGCTCTTTATCTCGCTCTCTGTTCCAAGGCTGAAGAGATTGACAAAATGGCCGATATGATTTCGGTACGATATAAAGCAATCAAAAACGAAAAAATAAAAACCGATGAGTGAGACCAAAGAGATAATCAGAATCAACCGCGACAACCGCGAGGAGATTTTTTCCGCAGCCTACAAAGGGAGTTATTATACAATTTTAGGTTGTGGAGGTGGCCTTGACGAATGGACAACTGGATACACGCAGTTCCTTGAAAAGGCAGGGATTGGAACACCGAAGCAGTTCATAACATTCCGAGGGGCAGATATGAATATGAATTACGGTCTTATAGGCAACAATGCCTATCAGGATAATCTGACATGCCTGATGTTCCCCTTGGATGGTTTGAATGCCGGCAGATTGGCAATGTTCAGACTGCGAATGGGAGATAAGTGGTTTGACGATATCGTGGACAACAACCGGCGTCGACAGGAGACTATCAACGTATAGAGGGTTAGACCCAAGAGAGGGCAATCCTGCGGCAAGAGAGCTGCGAAACGCGAGATAATAATCGCAATCAAATTTTCCACAGCCGCCGGTAGTTGCAAGGCCGGCGGCACTTGGGCGGCCAGGATGGTGAGCGACCATGGCGCAAGTATCGGGGTTCGATTCCCCGACCGTCCACAAAAATTCAAACGATGAAACAACGAGCAGAAAAAATGACCGACAATGCCGTCAAGGTGCTGCTGCAGTCCCTTGAGCAGGATTTCAAGGATACTGGCATAGTCCTCGATCAGTTCGAGGCGACCCACAACGACTATGAGTGTAACCAGTCAAAACCGTACTCGGCACTGGTAGCCGGTCATTTCGCCCTTGAGGAAGCCATCGAAAAAATCAATAGCCGACTAAATATAAAGTGAGATTATGGACAGAAAGAATATGTTTCACGCTGCTGAAATTCAACGACAAAATGCGGATTCAGCGCGGCAAGGTCGCCAAGAATGTGCAGCCAAAGAAGTGCTGTATGTTCGTTCAGACCTGCTAAATCGATTTCGTAATAGTCCTCTGCTGGAAATGGTAGTAGTACCGGCTGCTGAATTCGAGCAGCTTTGCAAAACGCGAATAGGTCGTGCGTATGTCGCTTCTTATCAGTGGCAGACTTGTAGTCGACAATCATTATTCGGATAACGTCTCTCATGATAGTTCCATTTGGAAAATAAGCACAAAGATAACGAATAAAACCCAATAAGTGAGAAAATGAACAAGTACATCTCAGTCAACAAGGAGGGCATCAAGGCTCTGCAGCGCACCTTCAAGGTCAAAGGGAAGGCAATATGTGAACGCTGCGTCAAGAACGCCCTGGCATACCGCACGAATAACGAGCTTGCCAAGAGGATACGTTTCGCGGCCATACAGCACCACGGAGGTTGCACCTACTACAACCTCCCGGAGGGTGAATTCTTCTTCGACTCGGATAGCTGCGCTCGTGCGGTCTATTCCAATGGTGCCGAGGTCTATCTCGACAAGCAGACCGGCGAAGGTACAGTCTTTGGTCCCAGAGGCCAGGTGGTCGCAAAGTACGACCATGTCATGTTGACACAGATTCCGGAACTTTCGCGCATAGCCCGGACTCTTTAACCCTTCGTGACAATGGAATACTACGACGGACGGATATGCATAAGGCCAACCGAGCTTGAAGCGGCGGGCATAATGACGCAGGAATACTGCCGTCAGCTTGCCTCACGCAAGAAGGTTGAGATGGCCCGTTCCGGTAGAGGCAAAGGCAACTATGCCCTCGTCGTGGTCGACTCTTTGCCGACGCAGCATCTTGAGGAAGTTAAAGAGAAATTCGGTAGCGGTGATGAAATACTTGCCGCCGGGTGGTTCCGCGAGAACTACTAGCGCGACCAGGCAGCCGTGACATGGTTCAACGACCGGAATAAATGCCCCATCGAATTCAAGGACGAGAAAAAGCGCCGTCAGTGGGTAGAGGAGTGCGTGGTCAACGCCAGCGTCCTCAACTGCTGCATCAGGCTTCACAACCGGGCAAGCGACTTCCAGAGGGTACTGGGCAACACCTACCAGTGGGAGAAGATGGCCAAGGCCGTCGAGAGCCTGAGAGAGCAGTTCGGCCACACCCTGCCGACGTCGATGTTCCGCTTCCGCAAGAAGGTCGCAGAATACAGGCGCGAAGGTTACGCAAGTCTTATCAGCGGCAAGTTCGGCAACCAGACGGCCCGGCGCATGACCCACCGCGAGGAGCGTGTCATCCTCGGCATAGCCTGTCTTGAGAACCAGCCCTACAATACCACTGTCCGGGAAATGTATATCATGTTCCTCACCGGCGAACTGGACGTCTACGATATCGACACCGGTGAACTCTACGACCCGGAGACATTCGCCAAAAAGGGGGAGGAGCCGTGGATACCGAGCGACGCTACCATCGCCAACTACCTCAACAAGCCGAAAAACAAAATCCTTATCAAGAACCGCCACCTCAGCCGGACGACCTTTATGCACGAAGAGATGCCGCACATGCACCGCCACAACGGACAGTTCTCGCTGTCGCAGATTACCATGGACGACGTGGATCTGCCGCGCCGCATGAAGGGCAACGAGCGGGTGCATGCCTACTACGTCTACGACGTGGTGAGCCAGTGCCGTATCGGGGCCGCCTACGCCAGGAAGAAGGATGAGGCTCTGGTGGTGGAATGTTTCAGGGATATGTTCCGGTTGATCGAGCGCAACGGTTGGGGTATGCCGGCCGGCATAGAGGTGGAGCAACACCTCATGAGCCAGTACAAGGACGGCTTTTTGAGAGCCGGTGTCGCCTTCCCCTTCGTACATTTCTGCGCACCGCAGAATTCTCAGGAGAAATATGCCGAGCCTCTGAATGGTGCCTTCAAACGCTCGATAGCCCACAAGAACCATGCCGGCATAGGCAGGTTCTACGGCAAGGGCAAGAACCGCGTCGAGAGCAAGAAGATCAGCGACGAGAACAACGACACATGGGAGGATAAGAGATACTATACCTTCGAGGAGCTTGTGGCCGATGACCGTGCCGACAATATGGAGTGGAACAACACCCTGCACCCGAACCAGAAGAAGTACAAGGGCATGACGCGATGGGACGTGCTTGTGGCAAATGTCAACCCGACCCTGCAGCCCCTCGACAAACTGACCCTGAGCCGGTATATCGGCGAAAGGGTGCCGACGAGTGTCCGTCGCAACTCCACCGTTAGGGTGCGCCACGAGGATTGGTGGTTAAGCGCTCCCGAGGTGCTTGAGAAACTCGACCCCAACAATTACAAGGTAACCGCCTACTTCCTCCCCGACGAGAAGGGCGAACCGACCGATGTCTATATCTTTCAGGATGACCGATACATCGACAAGGTGGAGAGAGTGCATACCTACAACCGTGTCATGGCCGAGCAGACCGAGGAGGATGTAGTCAACTACATAGAGCAGCGCAAAAAGGTTGCCCGGACAGCCGCATACGTCGCCCGTAACGCCGCTCCGAGGGTCGGGACTATAAAACGCACGGCGACGCCCGAAGTCGCGGCAGAGGCCGTAGAAATCACGTCAGTGGCCGCAGGTGCGGACGAGTATGAACCGGACAGCCGTTTTGCCGGAATGGACTGGAGCCAGGCAGGATTCCAGGACTCTTGAAACGATATTAAAACGCCATTAGAATATGATTACAACCGAAATCAGACAGAAAATCACCGCCGCGATAACGGCCGCCAGGAAGAACTACCCGAGTGATGCCAAGCATGCAGCCTCGCTCGGTATCACCACCTCGGTCTACAGTGCCGTCAAGAACGGTCAGACCGACCGGGTGCTGAGCAATGCCAACTGGATAAGTATCGCTCGGAAGCTCGGCGTGAGCCTCCGTGACGAGATTGAATGGAAAGCCGCCATGACTCCGGTGTTCCAGTACGTCACAGCCCAGTTGGAATTCTGCCAGCAGTCGAGTGTCAGCGGCATCCTCTGCGATGAGCCTAACATCGGCAAAACATTCACTGCCCGGCTCTATGTTCAGAATCACCGCAATGCCGTCTACATCGACTGCTCCCAGGTCAAGACCAAACTTAAACTGATCCGTAAGATTGCGGCAGAATTCGGGGTCGACAGCAAGGGGCGCTATTCGGACGTGTACGACGACCTTGTGTTCTACCTCCGCTCCATCGACAATCCCCTTGTGATACTCGACGAGGCCGGCGACCTGCAGTACGAGGCTTTTTTGGAACTGAAGGCATTATGGAACGCGACCGAGCGCTGCTGCGCGTGGTACATGATGGGCGCCGACGGCCTAAAGGAGAAGATCAACCGCTCCATCGAGTGCCGTAAGGTCGGCTATACCGAGATGCTGAGCCGCTACGGCGACCGCTTCAGCAAGGTAACGCCCGACAACGGCGACGACCGCCGAGCCTTCCTCAACGAACAGGCCCGGATAGTCGCCAAAGTCAACGCGCCCGAGGGGACCGACATCGGACAGATCGTGCGCAAGACCGGCGGAGGTCTGCGACGTGTATATACCGAGATTGAGAAACTTAAAAGACAGTAGCCATGCCGAAACGAGCATTCAGCCCCAAAGAGGTGCTTGCCAAGACCTATAAGACCCTGCCGTGGGACGGTGAGTGGTCCGAGGCCTTCGGTCTGCCCACCGTCAACGAGACGTGGCTTATTCACGGCCAGTCGGGCTCGGGCAAGAGCAGTTTCGTGATGCAGCTTGCCCGCAAGCTCACCGAATACGGCACCGTCCTGTTCATGAGCTACGAGGAAGGGGTGGGGCAGTCATTCCAGAAACGCATCGCCCGGTTCAAGATGAACGAGGTGCAGGGTCGCTTCCGCATCGCCACAGCCGATACCATCGAGGAGCTGACTGCCAGACTTAAGTGCAAGAAGTCTCCCAAGTTCGTAATCATCGACAGCTTTCAGGCTGCAGGGTGGGAATATCCCGAAACCGAGGCCTTGATAAAAAACTTCCCCCGGAAGTGCTTCATCTTCGTCAGTCAGGAACACAAGGGGCAGCCGATGGGCAAAGCCGCCATAAGGCTCAAGTTCTTTGCCGGGGTGAAGGTGAGGGTCTGCGGTTACAAGGCATACTGCCAGGGTCGTTTTATCCCGGCGCCGGGAGCCTATTACCCGGTGTGGCCCGAAGGAATATTGAAAACAACCAACAATCTCGGATAACTATGAGTAAGAAACGAACAATGATAGTAATCGAGCCGGATGGCCGGATACACAAGGAGGCGTTTATGACCGCACCGATGGTATGCCCATACTGCAATGGCATCGGAGAATTCCGATATGATACTGTTGAAGGTCCGTGGATCGAGGAATGTCCGGACTGCATGGGCACCGGCGAGGTGGTGGCAATGGTGACTATAGACTGGAAACCGAACTTAAAATAAACGAATATGGCACAGGAAGTAAATAATTTCGGGCGGTTCTACACCGCAGTCAGAGCACTCAATCCAATAGGCGACCGCGACGAGGTCAAGAAGAGCCTGGTGTACCAATACACCGACGGACGTACCGACAGCCTCCGGGAGATGACCCGGACCGAGTACGATCGGTGCTGCACCGATCTCGAGCGCAAAGCCGGTGGACAGGATGAACTCCGCAAAGAGCGCAGCAAAACCCTCAAGCTCATGCAGCAGATGGGTGTCGACACCACCGATTGGGGCCGTGTCAACCTCCTATGCCGCGACACCCGGATAATCGGCAAGGAGTTTTACCATATCACCGCCGACGAACACCGGGAACTGCGGCGCAAGCTCAAAAGCATAGAGCGCAAAGGCGGCATCCGCCATAAGCCAGTGGAAATGCCGCAGCAGTCCAAGGAGCGTCAGTCCCGGCAACAAGTAATAATCATCCCCATGGGCATCGGCCAGGCATAAAGAATATGGAACAGATAAAAATAACATTGGAGGATTGCGGTCAGGATTTCACAACCCTCTATACAGACGAAAACGGCATGGTAGTGGATGTACAGCCCTATCAGGCTGATATATGGCGAGGTGCGATGATCCCGGTAAATGATCCGGGATTGTTCGAGGTCGGTCAACCGCTGCCGATACACCATCCACCGCATATAATGTGGGGCTTCCTGCGCTACCGTATTCAAAAAATTGAACACATTGAATCATGAAAAAACGACACTGGAAGATAAGGCTCAAGGAACGCACAACCGGACATATACTCACTCCGGAATACATCGGCTACAGTGACCGCGAGGAGGTGATAGAGTTTTTCGGACTCGAGAATCCCGACGTCGAATGGTACGAGATAGAGGAAGTGCCCTATAAAGAATAATCAGTAATCAACCATTAAACAAAAAAGATATGGCAAAAAGAGTAAAGAAAACCATCATTACCGGCGTATCCAAGGATGCGGCCGAGGAAGCCTTTGCCGTCTATGCAAAGGCAGACGCAGAACGTGCGAAAATCACAGCGGACATCGAACTCCAGTGCGCCCGTTACCGCGAGAAACACCAGGAGCGACTCTCGCAACTTCAGACCATTCAGGATGAAGCCTTCGAGACTCTCCAATCCTACGCCACCGAGAACCAGGCCGAACTTTTCAGCAAGAAGAAGAGCCTCGACATGGTGCATGGCACCATAGGGTTCCGCACCGGCACTCCGAAGCTCAAGACCCTAAAAGGCTTCACATGGGCGAGTGCCCTTCAGCTCGTGAAGGAGTTTCTGCCCGGGCATATCCGTACCGCCGAGGAGATAGCCAAGGACAAACTCCTTGCAGACCGCGAGGACGAGACGGTCGCCGCTAACCTTTCACGATGCGGAATCATGGTCACCCAGGACGAAACCTTCTTTGTCGAACCAAAAAAAGAGGATGGTGCGGCATGAACAAGGAGATCAGACGACCGCCCCGGGTGGCGGTGTGCAAGGAGTGCCACGGCACCGGGATTCAGCAGACCGAGGCACCGCAAAGGCATCCTGCAAGATGCCCCCAGTGCGAGGGTAGCGGCCGGGTAACAGTGAGCAGCGTGACGACGCTCGACATCCGGCCATACCGACCTAAACCGACACACGGACCAGTAAAAATCATGTAGAGCCAATGGCAAAATCGCGCGGCATGTCCTACAGGAAGCGCGTCGAGGACATAAACCGGATATATGACCGGCACGCCAGGAGCGGGCTGTCAAACCGGGAGATATGGCGCAGGTACATATATCCGGTTTATGCCATCAGTGAGCGCACCTTCTACAACATAATGAACGCCACGGCAGGGCTTGAAACCCCGGTCGTGGCGTCCGACATGCCGAGCCTTTTTGACTTTATGGGCGACAACCCCGAAAATCAGGAATCCGATGAGCGACCTTGATCAGCAGACACGCGCCATATTTCAGAGCATATTGCGTGACATACAGGTGGAGCTCGGCGACGAATTCGACCAGAATTTCGAGCGACAGGCATTCTTCAGCCAGGCATGGCAGCGGCGTAAAAGTCCGACGCGCCCGGGCGGCCTTATCCTGGTTGACTCCGGCGGTCTGAGGCAGAGCGTCCGCAGCGAGATACGCGAGAGCAGCATCGTGTTCCTGTCCGATCATCCGGCAGCAGCCATTCATAACGAAGGCGGCGAAATCAAGGTGACTGCCAAAATGAAAGGCTTCTTCTGGCACAAGTATTATGCCGCTACCGGCTCCTTCGGGCGCAAAAAGGATGGCTCACTCCGGCAAGACAAAAAGAACAGTCAGCTATCCTCCGAGGCCGACTTCTGGAAAGCGATGGCGCTCATGAAAGTAGGTGCGACCATCAGGATACCGCAGCGCAAATTCCTCGGTGCGTCACCCGAGGTGGAGGCCGCAGTCCGGGCAATCATCGAGGAGAACCTTACCGAATACATCAACAACATAGACTTTGATATCAAATGACAGCAATAATTATCACTTCAATAATCTGTGCGACATTGCTAATCATGTTGTACATGACACACATCTATCCGAGAACCATCCGCAAGTACAAGTTGCTTGCCGCTCAACGTAAGGCTGAATTGGATAAATTGAAAAAAGAATTCGACAGCCGGTTAGACGGTTACACGGACTGGTTCAACGATATGGAGCAACGCATGAGCAGTCTAAGCGAAATGGTTTATAATTTCATAGCCAACAATTATTCGCCCAACAAGAAATGAGAGAGGAACTATACAACGCAATCAAGAATAGGCTTGAGGCACTGTGCATCAATGCCGCCGGAGAGTATTATGAGCGCCCCGATGACGCGGATGTCGATGACGAACTGCATCCACGGGCGATAAAACACATCGACTTGTGGAACCGCAATGTCGAGTTTATCGAGCAGGAGACCGCATGGGATCGTCCGGCGGTGTTCATCGAGTTTGTGCCCTTCAAGTGGCATGCCATCGTGCAGGGCGTCGAATACCGGGCGCAGCCGCTCATCAACCTCCATGTGGTCACCGACTGGGCCGAGCAGAAGAACATCGGAGAATTCCGGCTGCTCGACAAGATCCATGAGCAACTTGCCGGGCTGGCGGGTAAAACATTCATGGAGTTTGACATCAACAGCTCGGCGACCAACCACAACCACGAGGAACTGGTCGAGAACATCGAGACCTACACATGCGTCGGATTCCGGCATCTTCAATAAGCCGCCATAAACGCGCCGTGTCGCAAAGAAAAGAGAGAGCCGCAGCCTTTATCGGGTTGCGGCTCTCTCGGCGTTATATGGGCGAGAAAACGGCCTCATACGGCCTTCACGGCAGGGAGGTCGGGGGTCTCTGCTAAGGCAGAGCGACAAGTCGGTTCGGTGAACAGCATGATGTCCGTATAGCGGGCATTGTAGTTCATGGTCGCGTTAAACTCCCTGCGGCTGCACCGCTCGAACGGGTTGCCGAGCGACGGGTTGCGCCCCATCCACTCGCACAGCTCCACGAGGCACGATTTCTCGGAGGTAAAATATACAAAATTATGGCCGGACAGCACCGACAGCACATCGAGGTAGTCGGCGAGGCGCCAGTACATGCGGTAGGTCCCGACATCGGTGGATAGATAGGGCGGGTCGACCAGGAACACGACGCCCGGCGTGTCCTTGAACTGATCGAAAAGGTCTCGGTAGTCGCACGATGTTATCTCCAGCCCGGCGAGATATTCCGGGCATTCGGCATATCCGGCCTTGCGGACATTGTTGTAGAACGTCTCCTTGCGCATCTCCGGGATACTCAGCTTGTACTTCATCGAGAACATCAGCGACGACGACAGTGTGATGAAGTCGAGATAGCCGTTCTCCTTCAGCTCCTGCTCGAGCAGCCTGAAGATCTTGTCGCGGGCATCGCCGGTCACAGGCTTATGCCGTGGGAACTGCGAGGCGATGGGCCGGATACGGTCGAGCAGGGCGTTGGTACGGGGGATGTTGGCGATGCGCAGCCGGTAGTCGTCGAAGTCATTATATATTACGCGCGACTCCGGGTGGAAATGCTTTGTGATATGCGAGAGCAGCCCCGAGCCACCGAAAAGGTCAACGAACACCGTGCCGGCCGGATATTGCTTGATGACCTCGATGAAATGCTTGGCGAACATGCGCTTCTGACCCACGAAGGGCAGCGGTGCGGACAGATAAAGGCGGCTCATACGTTAAGCTCGAATTTAACGCTGTCCTCCCCGGCAAGGAGGCGGCGGGTACTGTCTATATTGTTGTCATACACATGCACGTTGCCCAGGAACAGCGTGATTGACTTGAGGGGGAAGTCGATGTGGCGTGCCATGAGGTAGAGATGGTATATGTCGGCCGGCAGTCCGAGGTTCGCGTCAGAGCTGCGCTGGTAGGCCGACACCACAAGCTCGCCGTCCTCGATTTGGAACTGCACGAGCGACAGACATGGCGCCTGGTTGCTCTCCGCCTCGGTTGCCCCGAGGAACAGCACATAGTTTTTCGAAGGGCGGCGCTCCGTATTGATCCGAGCCAACAGCGGCGGCAGTTTCTCGAAATAGGTGGGGTATGAGTTGACCAGGATCGGGCCGCAGTAATCCCACCAGTTTATGCCGGCCTCCCGGTATTTCTCTACTGACCGTTCGCCCCTCATAAAGAGTTTGAGCTCGGAGCGCAGTTTTTTGCGGGCGATGCCGTGGCTCTCGAAAATCTCGAGCAGATCTGCAGGGGTAAGCGAGAGCCGCTCGTTGATAAGATATGTTATGTTGCCCTTCCGGTTGGCCTGGTGCTTGCCTGTGTCAAGAATCCGGGCGAGGATTTGGTGATATTTGTTGCGTGCCATTGCCGTTTATGATTGGTGATGGTGCAAAGGTAGGCACGCGCCGTCAGCACCGCACTATCGGAACACCGAATCATACTGCACCCGGATTGCAGTCATTCTTTGCCGGGCAAATCGGCAGGGCCGATGACTGAAAGTGCTTTATAAGACTGTAGACCTTGCGCTCACTGACATCGTATTTGTCGGCCAGAACCGCCACCGCATACGACACTTTGTTGCCGGCGTCGACCATGTTGTTGAAGTCAACAAAAAGGTCGATGTAGGCGGTGTCCTCGAGCCGCACGCCTATCCGGCGCAGCCGCTCGAGTAGTTCGCGGTTGAAATTCAGCACTTCAAATATTGTCATGTCGGCGAAAATTGTTAATTTTGCAGTGTCTCACTTATTCAAATAACACGGATTCTCCGGCCGGAGTGGCATAATGCCCCCGGCGGCCGGAGAATCCGTGTTACGTTAAAGAGTAAGTGAGACGACTATTTAACAGGCCGGGGGCATTTTTTGTGCCCTCCCCCGAAGGGCGGTGTGGATCAGTCCATGCGGTACGGTTCCAAGTCAATACTGTCCCTGGCATTCCATCCGTCAAGCTGTGCCTGTTGGATATGTTCCGAGAAGGCGCGATAGAACGCCTCGATGTCGGCAGGATTCTCAAACCGGCGGTAGACCGGCTCCTCGTCGGTGCCGAACTTGAACACCACCGACACGCCATTACCCATCTTGCTTTGGATGTAGGCGCGCTCATAGTTGGTCTGATTCTCGGCCGACAGCCATACCGGGACACCTTCATAGGTGAAGCCGGATATGATTCTCTCGCGTGTGGCGTCGCTGATCCATCCCTCGATAAGAGATTTCACCTCGTCGACAGACGGACGGTGGTCGAACTCCGCCTCCATGTAGGAGGTGGTGCCGGATTCATCGGTCGACACATCCCAGCGGACGCGCCATTTGTTTTTGACCGGGTTTGTGCACTCCAGGAGTGCCACATCAGGATTGCCTTGGACTCTGCGCATGGTTTTTAAGTGAAGATGTATTTTGTTCTGCCCTGTCCGAATGACTCCGTCTTCAGTACGGTGGAGAAGGGGAAACCGTCGGGCTGTTCCTTGATTTGCTGGAGGATGTTCTTCATCTCCTCCGAGTTGGTGAAGAACTTTTTCTTCTCGCCGTTGACCTCGATGGCCACAACGCAACGGTCTTCGCCTTGCGATGTCTTTACGCCCATCTCGAAGTCATACACCACGATAGGGAGGTTGGTGAGTTCCCGGATGCTTACCACCGCCCCGGGAAATCGCTTTTTGCCGTCATCGGGCTTGTAAGCGACGTTTAGGTCTTTGAATGATCTCATTTCTTTGCCTGTTAATTTATTAAAGAGGTTATTACACTGTGCGTGCTTGGCCATCCCGTAGAACGAGGCTGTCAGCACGCTTCTTCGTTTCCGGCTCTTGACTTCGCCCATCTTTCGGGCGAACTTCTGCTTTATGCGCTTGCGGATAAGCGCATGGGTGGGGTGGATGACATAGCCCAGGAAGTCGATGCCTTCAGTAACCGGGAACACCCTCTCGTTGGCTTTGATCTTCAGACCGATGCTTTCAACACATTCATGCACGATATCGCGTATGCGCCAAAGCTCCTCCTTGCTGCCGGCCAGAACCGCCCCGTCATCGCAGTAGCGGTAGTAGAACCGTGTGCGCAGCCTGTCCTTGAGCGGATGGTCGAGGGCAACCGACAGCAGTAGATTGCACAGCCCCTGCGAGCTCCTGAGTCCTATGCTCACACCCTTGGGCATCATGTGTACGAACCGCTCCAGTATGGCAATCAGCTTGGCATCCTTGAATATACGCCGGACACACTCGATGATGGTCTGCTGGTCCACACTCTCGTAAAACTTTGAGATGTCGAACTTGTAACAGTAGCGTGTGTCGTCGGGATAAGCGCGGAGGTCGCTCTCGATATACGCCTTCAGGTCGTGCATGCCGCGCCCCTTGATGCTTGCCGAGGTGGTGCGGATGAATCGGCGCTTGAGGTGTTCGTCAACCACCGACATGACGGCATGTACGGCTATGCGGTCCTTCATTGTCAGAACCTGTATGTGCCGTTCCTTGCCTCCCTCGATGATGGTGCGCTCCCGGTAGCCACTCTCGATTGTGTAGCTGCCGTCGGCAATCTTTGCCGACAGCTCCGCGATAATCTCCTCCCGGTGCGCGAGAAGGTACCGGCCCTGCCGGGAGCGCTTTCGTGCCGTGCCCCGGAGAACCTGGTCGAATGACTGCGCCATATTGGGGTAGGCAACAATCTCCTCGATAATATGTCCTTCTCTTCGCATGGGTGGATGTGTTGAAAATAATAATTTGTCAGGCTCCTTGAGCCTTCCGGTCACCGGGTCCGGGTTCTTCGAGCCTTGCAGCCTACCAAACCCTGCCCGAGCACTTGATGTTCCGGCTTTCCGCACTGGGATTATGCGCTGTTGCCGAGGCTTGCCCCTCTCGGCACCTCGATGGGGACACGTCCCCGGTGATGTACGCCGATTAGAGGTTGTCCAGGCGCGACCCGACATTCGCGTTCGCATTCGAAGCATCGTTATTCGCATTCGCGTACGACACGCCGCCATTCGCATTCGCGTTGTTGTTGCCGCGATAGACCACACGGCCTATTGAGGGACACCGCCTTATAGATTGCAAATTTACGCATAATCCGTGTTCCGACTGGAATGAATTAACAGGCAATTCGTCGATTATTCTTTAACGGGTGTTACCGGTGGCCCGAAAATTACCGAGCGATGCCACCTGCCGGGACGAAATGCGATGATAGCACAATAGGCCGCAAGCCGGAGGTAGTCGAAGAATCCCGGGGCGAATACGCCGTTATGTAACTCTTGTCCGATAATGTCGCGGATTCTATCAAAATTGACACACCCCTGGCTATGGGATTCCGCATGAATCCGGGTCATAAGGCAATGGACGAACCATTTTTTGCCCTCTTGGAACTTTTTATTGCGGTGGTTATTACTTTTTTTACTCATAAACTTTTGTGTTTGAGATATTGTTTGTAACTTTGCACAAAGCATCGAAGGAATGGTAAACTGGCATTTGAGACCTAAGATCCGCCTTTGGTGCTTTTTATATGTCATTGACCGAATAAAGAAAGTATGATGCACGGGTTCGGCCGTGTGGATCAGTTTCCACTTTCTTAGCCACATTCAGTCTTATATCTCGACCGCGAAGGGTGGTCTGGAAATAATAGAAATGCTCTATGCCGTCATTCCTGGGATGAGTGAGTCCCGAATCATCGACAAAGGTTGCATTCGCCAACAGCTCGTCAAGGTTTTTAAGGTCATCCTTTGTAAGCACACCCGACCGTCTGAACGTGTCGGAGAAGAGGTGCTTGTTGCCGTAGGTGGAAAAACCGACCGACACTGAGGTACTGTCGCCGACCGTCTTTTCACAACGGCGTGCAAGCAGCGGTTCCATCTCCTTGAGGTAATGCTTGCGCTCGATGGCCGTAGCCGATCTTTCGGCATTGCCTGCACACTCGTGAAATATGGCGCACGCCTGGCAGACTTCGTTATCCGGCACAAATGCCAGTTCACGACCTTTACCGCCTTTGGCGACAGGACAGGTGGAGCAGCGCCGGATTGTGTAGGGATTGTAGTCCGGGACTGACTTGCCCTCCCTGCCGGCATTGAATCGGAATATACCCTTTGTGTCGCGCTGCAGGGCCTCGTCACCCAGGCGCATAGCCTCGTCGTGGGAGGTAGCGGGATATTTCGACTTGCGCACCTGGACCACGGTACAGCGGCAGTTCCAACCGTTAGGCGGGTAGAACTCCTCCCAGAACGAATCCGATGGCGGCAGTGTGACGCGGTCGAGGGCTGCATGTTCCGGGCGCACCTTGTCATCCTGCTGTGTGCGGTACTGGAGATTGTATCGGTCGCCGTCGCGCATGAACTGCTCCCACCGGCCGGCCATTTCGGCAGACGCTGCCACAAAATTGTACTCCGCCCGGAGATAGTTGGCGTTGTATGTCGCATCGATACTCTGAACGTCATTCAAAAACCGTTCGAACGGCTTTCTATTGCCGTTTTCATCAAGCAGCGACGGGAACGCCTCGTGCAGCTCATGGAACGCCTTCATGCCGGAGAATATATAGTTGGATCGTGTCAGTCGCCGGCGCATGGCATCCGACATCTCCACCTTCTGAAATGCAGAATCCATCACCGACGCATGCGCCCCGACAAACTCCTGCACGGCGGGGTCGGCGACAAGGTCAACCCGGAACTCCGCCCCTTTCTCCTTGAATAGCGACTTCATCATGCCGGCGAACAACGAGGACAGACGCTTGCGCACATCATCGCCCGGAGAGACGAGTGTCGCCATCTCCATGCCCTCGAGCAGCGAGGCATAACGCCGGTGCAGCCCCTCGTAGTCAGAGGGGCTCAGTCGAAAAAATGCTTTTTCTCCTCCGGCTCCTCCGCATCCTTTGGGTCGTTCGTGTCCTTATCGTCTTTATTATCTTCCGCAGGAGGGAGCGACATGATGTCGCGCCGCTTTCCGACCGGCATATTGTACTTCTCCGCGAAATAAGACGGGTCAACCTCGTAGCGGTCGGCAATCATAGTTTCATAGGCCACCTGTTGCTCCGGGGTATAGTCAACAGCGTCATCCCATTCAAAGCGCAGCCCCTTGACCGGGAACCCGTGCAGGATCATCAGCGGGATAAGCTGATTGTTTATGATGTCGCGCAGGAAGTCACGGTCAGACTCCACCAGATTCATGAACACCTGCAGGTGGGTCTGCGACTGGGAGAGCGACGAACCGTCCTCGATGGTCATGGTCTGGCCGATGACAAGTTTCGACAGCTCCGAATTGGCGCGGTCGATACGCTTGTCATAGACATTGAAAGCGTCACCCTTGCCGGACTCCACAAACTGAATCTCAGTTTCCATGCCGGTCACTACACCCTGGTTTGCTCCGCCGTTGTAGATCATGTCCTGCAGACGCCGGAACTCCTTCGGGTCACGGGTGGTGGTGCGTGCGATGCGCCAGGGCATGCCGAATACCTCCGCGAAACAATCCCAGAACGTCATGGCATGTTTTTTCGGGATGGTGTGCAACGCGGCCTTGAGCAATAGCCCGAGGTCGTCCGGGCGGCCGGCCTCAATCAGCCAGTCACGCCATGGACGCTCCCGGTACTCAATGCCGGTTTCCCAGTTCATACCTACGCGCTGTACTACGCGCCCCTTCTCCGGGATCACATGCTTTCGGGGAATGAGCGATACGCCGGAGAACGCCGGATGGCCGTCGCCGTCGGTAATGACATCGCCAAGCTCGATGAGCGAGTGGCCCCACCAGATAGACTCAAGACACAGGCGGCACAGATCCTTGAACCATGCCTGGTCGAACAGATGCTCCGCAGACTCGTCCTGCTTGCCCTTCTCGTTAACGAGCTTGAACGAGCGCGACATCACGAACCCAACGCGCTGCTGTATGCAGCCCGAGAGGTGCGAGTCCGTCATGGCGTCCCGGTATATGTCGTAGAGCTTTTGCCTGGAAGGGTGGCGTGGATCAATAGAAGACTGCCATGCATGGCGCCAGTCCTCGATGTCATTTTTGGTGAAGAACTCAGCATAGCGGTGCAGCTCCAGGATAACCGAGGACTGCTTCTGTATCTTAGACCGGACCGTTTTCTGCTCCCTGGTCAGTTTTTGTCGTTTCGTCTTACGTGCCATGTTACCAATCGTGTCTTAATCGGGGTGAAGAGTGATAGGAAGTGCCGAATCCGGCAAAGCCGTCATCGACGGCGGCGAGAGGTAGGTCGGGAACAATCCTGCCGGCCTGTACTCCCTCGAGCCATTTTATGGCGCGCTCGTAACGCTCCTTGCGTATCTCGCTGCCCATCTTCTGCGGTTGCGATGCCGAGAGGTGATAGAGCGCGATGTCGGCGGTGTACATCACTATGAGCCGGTTGCGGTCTGCTCCTGAAGCCGAGAAAATGGCATCGGTATCATATACCGGGCGCAGATAGCCGGAAATCTCCTCGATGGCCTCCACCTCTGCGTTTGCTATATTTTCAGGGGTAGACTGGGATACGACCTTCAAAGCCGCCTCACCGATAACCACCCTGTAATCCTCGTTGTCGATAAACATAGTTACCACATGTTTTTAGGTGAGCGACGCGGAATCGCCACCGGTTTGAAAATCTCCTGCCGGGTACTACGTTGAAGGAACCATATCGCACCTTCGTCGGCATCCGGCGCGTCGTCATGCACGCGGGAACCACGCTCGAGAGCAAGAGTCTGCTCGATGCCGACCTGCATGTCCGGCGAATCTTTCAGAGCCTCGTTGTAGAACACAAAGCCGCGCTCCCACAACGGCGACACCGCCTCGATGCGCTGCACCTTATCCGGCTTAGTGCGCTTATCGGGCATAATTGGCAACTGGTATCCACGGATGTTGCCCTCGGTAGCGAATTCATCAAGAATGATATCCTGGAGCATATTGGCCTCTATATAGAAATTGACAACCACGTTGTCGGGCAAGCTCTCATAGAGGTTATAGAGCCACCGTACCATGCCGGACACAGTGTCCTGACGCACATAGCAGTCGATGAGATGAAGCTCCGTGCCGATTTTGCCCCACAGGCGGCAGGCCTTGTAGTCGTTAGCGGTTGATGACTTGAACGACGGGTCCGTGTAGCACACAAGCATGTCATACTTGTCGAGTTTCGGCAGACGCTTGAACCGGATCCATTCATGGCGGAATATGGT